CAAACACGGGCGGCGACGGCAGCACGGGATTCCACGCAGCCAAGAGCATCCGCGACTATGGTGCCCTGCACTACGGCGTGGACTACGGCGGCACTGTGTTCGACAAGCACAGCAGTCAGCGGGAACGCGACTGGGGCCGTAACGGCGTGCCCGACGTGCTTGAGCGGTTCGCCAAGGAAAGGCGTTGCTCTGAGACAACACTAGCCACGTCGTTTGCTGAGGCGGCGAAAGCCATCAGCAACGGCTACCCGGTTGTCGTGTGCAGCGGCCAGGGCTTCAGCATGAGCCGAGACGCTGACGGCTTTTGCAAGCCGGGTGGCGTTTGGTGGCATGCGATGTGCTTTATCGGTGTGCGCTTTGGCAAACGTCCTGGCCTGCTTTGTGCCAACTCGTGGGGCGACTCCAACACGGTTGGCAAGCACTTCCCCGAGACGATGCCGGATGTCGTCCGTAAGTGCTCATTCTGGGTCGATGCCGAAGTTGCCACCAAGATGCTGAGCGGTCGTGACTCCTACGTCTACGCCGGGTACAGCGGGTTTAAGCCAACGGCGATGCCTGACAACTGGCTGCGAGGTGTGCTGTGAGATTTCTTATCTGCCTGCTCGTTGTTGTGATCGGATGCGTGGCCACGCTGCCTGATGACCACGGCGTATCCGCTGACATGGCCTGCGAGACAGCCCGCATCGTGACGCAGCTGCGGCACGAGATCGCACCGACGCCGGCCAGCGACAAGTGCGACAACTGCGTTGATGGCTTCATCGGTGACGGGAAAATCAAAATCACCTGCCCCACCTGCAAAGGAACGGGCAAGAAATGACGCGCGACGAACTCGTTGCGGACGTGTGGGACTCGCTGCCGATGCGTAAGCATCTGCTAGGCCGCGAGCGTGTTGGCCGCATTGTCGAGCGAGCCTTGAGGGAATGGCCCATTCCGGTGCTGTACCAGTGCGACGCCAAGCAGACTGAAGTGGTGGCCAAGCATTTCGCCCGCCGTCTTGAACGCCAGGAGCGTGAGTACGGCATGGGCTTTCTCGCCAGCATCATCTTGGCGGCCATCATCAGCGAGATCGTCAAGAAAATCGTGCAGCGGTGGCTGGATAATCGTGGCGAGATGCTGGAGGCGATGCAGTGACCGACCAAGCAAAAGAAACGCTTTACAGCATTATGGAGCGGTGGGGATTTCCCACCTTGGTAGCCATTGCCTGCGGCTGGGTTCTTCGCGCCGATGTTCTGCTGCCTCTTGTTGAAGAGCACAGGGCTTTCGTGAAAAGTTTGAGCGAGACGCAGCGTGAGATCAGCAAGGCCGTCAGCGAGCAGACACGGTTGCTGTATGCGTTGCAGCCCCGAGCCGGCGAAATGCCGCAGGAGAACTGATATGCCGATGAGTGCAAGACTGCTTCGGCCTAGGGCCGGCGGATTCCACCCTGATGCTGCTGACTGGCGTGCCCGCGTGGTAGCAAACTCTGGCTCAGTTTCGGCTTCGACGATGAAGGCCGTCGATACTTTTGCACGCTCAGTCGCATCGGCTGGCATCCGCGACCGCTTCTTCCGGCTCAATCTTTTCTGTGGCACGGGCCTCAACGCCGCACTGGTGCCGCTGTTCCGAGGCCCGTCGCTCGGCGGGACGCAGTACGGCGGGACCACAGATACCAACGTGGGGCCGTTTGTCAGCGGCGACTACGCGGAAACAGGGGCGAGTGGCGGGCTGACAAACACGGGAAGAACCAAGTACCTCAACACTGGATTTCCTACAAACACGCTTGCAGCAGGCGACAGGCATTTAGCTTTCTATGCCAGAAGTTTTGTCAATTCAGATTTTGACCAGTTCATGGGGTCGGAATCGGCGGCCAGTATTTCCCAAGCCTTTGTATTGGGTTTCCAAGTATCCGCGAGTGCTGTTGCTTTTCAGTTTGGCGCGTCTACTTCCGCCATTTCTTCTGCCGGATCTGTTTCATCAGGTGCTTTTTGGCTAGGAGTTCACAACACGTCAACCGGAGGCGTGATTTACAAAAACGGCGTGAGCGATGGCACTGGAACTCTTACCGCAGCAACGCCTCCATCATCCGACGTTCATATCTTTGGCATTAACCGAGCCAGTTCGACAGCGAATGTGGACAGGTACGGAGGTGCTTGTGTTGGGTATTCAATCGGGGCTGCCCTGACGGCACCGCAGGCAGCGGCATACAACACGGCCATGCAGGCGTTGCAGGCCGCACTTGCGAGGACCGCATGACACTCTCCGACCTCGCGCTCCCGATGCCCTACGCCGAGTGCAAAGACCTTGCTCTCGTCTACTCATACGACGTTGCCGTCCTGCTCTACAACGTGCAGGAGGAGCACGGCGACCGTCGCCACGTTCCGGCCGGTCGGCAACTCACTGATGGCCGATGGATGCTCTGCGGCGACGTTCTCAGCGAAGTAGGCGAAGGCGGGATTCTGGCTGGCGGGTTTGCGTTTGTAACGCCAGGGATGATGCAGCAGATCGAAGTCATCCCCCTGGCCGACGCCGTCGCCCTGCTGCCAGAGTCCCCTAGTTCTGTGAGCTAGTGGACTGCAAGAGTTCCCGCAGATTCCCTTACAGTAACCACACCTAGGAGCTACCCATGGCCGACAACATTCTGAGCCGCAAGAACCGTGACATTGACATCACCCTGCACACTGCCACGGCATCGGCTACCACGCTGGACATGCGTGATGTGGCTGGTGCTGTAGTGTCGCTGGGCACGATGAGCACGAACGCCAGCACGCTCCAGATGTGGGTTGGCACCAGCACGGCCGGAACCTTCCGCCGACTCTATAAGTCTGACGGTAGCGTGGCTGACCTGACTCTGTCGGCATCGAGCACGGACGGGCGAGCGTATGCCCTGCCCGATGAAGTATTCGGCGTTGAGTACCTCAAGATCGTCTCGGCCACCACCAACAGCACGGGCACCGCTGGCGTGGTGATGCTGAAGAGCTGACGTGCCTACCAAGATACCCAGCCATAGGCCGCTGCGTCTTGGCCCTCGCACGCGAGAGGCCAGGCCCAACGCGGCAGCCCGTGGCTATTGCTCAGCAGCCCACAAGGCGTGGAGGCAGGCGGTGCTGAACCGATGCCACTGGCAATGCGTTGACTGCGGCCGTGTGGCCCATGGCCGTGACATGCACGCAGATCACGTAGTGCCAGTAAGTGTGGCCCCTGACCTGCGGTATGACGTGACCAACGGAGCGGCCCGGTGCGTGTCGTGCCACAGCCGAAAGACCAACGCTGAGCGGCAGAGGGGGGGCGGTTCGGATCCCTACCCCCCCGTCTGAGGAAAACCAGAAGTGCCTGCTTCTATACGCGGGGCCGAAATTGGGAGTTTGCAACATGGGCAAGGGCCGCAAGCCGACGCCTAAACCGCTGCTTAAGCTTCGCGGTGCTCGGGTTAGGGGGCCGCACAAGTCCGGCATAGACGCGGTTCCGGGCATCCCGCCTGCTCCGCACTGGCTCTCGGATCTCGCCCGCGAAGAGTGGGAGCGGATCGTGCCGATGCTTGAGGCGTCCAAGGTCATGAGCCCCAGGCACCAACAGACGCTGGCCGCTTACTGCGATTCGCTCGCGGACATGATTGAGGCCGACCGTGAAATCAAGGCCAGCGGGGCCACGTTCATGGACGATAAGGGTAGGGTAAGCAATCACCCGGCGTGGAACCGCAAACGCGACGCGAGAAACCAGATGCTAAAGTTCGCGGCCGAGTTCGGCCTGACGGCCTCGGCGCTGGCCCGCGTTTCGGCGGTTGAAAATGGCCCGCAAGCAGACGAAGAAGACGCCCGAATGTTCGCTTGAGCACCCGTGCGAAAAGTGCTCCTCCTGTCTGGCGGTGCGTTTCTTCCACAAGCACCTGACGCACGCCAAGGGCGAGCTCGGCGGCAAGCCGTTCACGCTTGAGCCGTGGCAGCAGGACTACGTGCGAAAGCTCTTCGCCACTGATGGCGACGTGCGCAAAGTCCGCACCAGCCTGCTGGCGATTCCGCGCAAAAATGGAAAGAGCAGTTTATGCGCGGGAATCGCACTCAAGCTGCTGATGGAGAACGAGCCCGGCTGTGAAGTCTATTCCTGCGCAGCCTCACGCGATCAGGCCCGGCTCGTTTTTGACATGGCCCGCGTCTACGTCGAGCAGTCGCCAGTGCTGAGGCAGCATCTCAAGGTGTACCGCAACGCGATCGTGCGAGAGGCGACGCACGGAACGTACAAGGCGTTGAGTGCGGAGGCCGGTATTCAACATGGGCTCTCCGCTCACGGCGTCATCTTTGACGAGCTCCACGTTTCTAACCGCGAGATGTGGGAAGTCATGCTCAGCAGCCAAGGTGCTCGGCGTCAGCCGCTGACGGTGGCGCTCACCACGGCAGGCTTTGACCGCAAAAGCGTCTGCTGGGAAATTTGGAAATACGCTGAAGCTGTGGCCGCTGGCACGGTCAAAGACGAGACGTTTCTGCCGGCCATCTATGCCGCCGACATTGCGGATGACTGGAAAGCCGAAGAGACGTGGAAGAAGGCCAATCCAAACCTCGGCGTTTCCGTGCGCATGGACTTCCTGCGGAGCGAGTGTGCTCGGGCGGTTGAGATGCCGACGTATGAAAATGTTTTTCGCCAACTTTTTTTGAACCAATGGACGGAACAGTCAACTAGGTGGTTGAGAATGGATCACTGGCAGCAGGGCGACAAGCCCTGTCCGGTTGATCTCGCCGGCCGCGAGTGCTGGGCCGGGTTGGACTTGGCCACGACTTTTGACACCACAGCCCTGGTGCTGCTCTTCCCGCTAGATGATGGCACGTTTTGGATTGAGCCGCACTTCTGGATACCGAGCGACAACGCCCACCAGAGAGAGCGACGCGACAAAGTGCCCTACCTGACGTGGCATCGGCAGGGACATCTGAACATGACCGATGGCAACGTCACCGACTTCGACCAAGTGCGTTCAGACATCAACGCCATCTGCTCAAAGTACAAGGTGCGTGGCATCGGCCTAGACCCGTGGAACTCGGCGCAACTCGGCCAACAACTGCAAGGCGACGGGCTGCCCATGTCAGACTTTCGACAGGGATATGGATCTTTATCAGCGCCCTCAAAGCAACTCGAAAACTGGTGCGTGTCTGGAAAACTGATACACGGAGCGCACCCCGTCCTCAGCTGGCAGGCCGCCAACGTGGCCATTCAGCAAGATTCCGCAGCCGGAAATATTAAGCCAAGCAAGGCCAAGAGCACAGAACGCATAGACGGCATCGTGTCGCTGGTCATGGCCATCGGGCTGTGGCAAACGGCAACCGCAGCCACGCCGGAACAGTCCTGGGACATCGTGACTCTATGAGCGAAAACGCCGCCGCCGACTTCAAGATGTTTGACCTTCGCGGCATTGACTGGCCCGAGGTGAGTTCCAGCCGCACGCCTTCCGGCATCCGCGTCAACGCTGACAACTCCATGGCGTGCTCGGCCTACACGGCCTGCATCCGTGTCATATCGGATGCGGTATCTGCCCTGCCGCTGCACATCTACGAGCGGATGGCCAACGGCGGGAAACAGAAGGCCACGAGCCATCCCGTGTATCGCCTGCTCCACCAGCAGCCAAATCCCTGGCAGACGGCCCAAGAGTTCCGCGATTGGATGACCGGCATGTATCTGCACTACGGTGCGAGCTACGCCGAGATCCGCCCAGGTGCTCGAGGTGCCGTGTCAGAACTGTGGCCGCTGCACTCCAGCCGCATGGAGGCAGAGCGGTTGTCTGATGGCAAGCTGCGGTATCGGTACCGCGAGCCAAGTGGCCAGCAGACGATCTACAGCCAAGAGCAGATTTTCGCCCTGCGATTCACGACCGAGGACGGCATAAAGGCCATCCCCACCTACAAGATTTTCCAGAACGCCATCGGCCTGGCCCAAGCCCTTGAGACACACGGCAGCACCTACTTCGGAAACGGTGCCCGGCCCGGCATCGTGCTGGAGAGTGACAACCCGATTCCCATTGAGGCGGCCGAGCGACTCCGCGAGCAGTGGGAGCGGATGCACCGTGGTGCCGATCGGGCTTTCCGCACAGCTGTGCTGCCTAACGGCGTGAAGGCCCACGAGCTCAGCGGCTCAAACGAAGCAGCCCAGATGCTTGAGAGCCGGGCTTTTCAAGTGGTTGAAATCTGCCGGGCGTTTCGCGTGCCGCCCCACATGATCCAGATGCTGGACCGCAGCACGTTCAACAACATCGAAGTGCAGGGCACAGAGTTTGTGCAGCACTGCCTGCTGCCTCACCTCAAGCGGTGGGAAGCAGCCATCAGCCGTGACTTGATCGTAGATGACGAGAAGTATTTCGCAGAGCACAGCGTCAGTGGCCTGCTTCGCGGCGACCACGCAAGCCGGTCTGCCTACTACGTTTCTGCCCTGCAAAACGGCTGGATGACGGTAAACGAGATTCGTGAGCTCGAGAACCTTAACCCGATCGGCCCGCAAGGCGATCAGCACTTCATTCAGCTGAACATGACCACGCTGGAGAAGGCAGGCGAGCCACAGCCGCAAGATCCGCAGCCGATGCCGCAGGACACGCTGGGCGAGCCATCGGACGGCACGCCAGAAGACGATGCCGAAGACACGACTACCGCCCAGGAGGTGCCGACGAATGGAACTTGAGCGCCGCGACTTCGCCTTTGACGAGACTGACGAGCTCATCGTTGAGCAGCGTGCTGAC